TGGACCAGGAAGCAATTTTAATCATAGAAGAGTACATCCATGATCACCTTGATGCGTCTGACAAAGAGATTGAGTTCGAGGTATACATCGTCTGGAAGTGCAAGATCCTGAAGAACTGGAAGTATCTGATTTCCAGCTCGCTGCCGGACGGCATGTACTATGAGATGACCTACAACGGCGAGAAGGAAGAATGGTATCTCGATGCATACAAGAAGTTTGAGAATCGCGTGATCAAGACCGGCAGATTCTGAATCCAGGGCAGGAGTAACCATATAAGATTATTCCTGCCCCAGCTTGAGAACCTGCACAGATGGACCTTGACAGCTGAAGAGCCACGGAGAGAAACGCCTGAAACGCTTACGCGCGCACGCGTTTCTTATAAGGACTTTTTAGCGGCTAAGTTTAGAGCGGAAAGTAACAATACGGAGACGGGAGAGCATGAGACGGCTGATGGAGTACAAGATCATTTCCGGTCGGACGGTGGAAATCAAGCGGAGCTGGCTTCCAGTCGGTCCGACCTACAGGAAGCCGCGAGGCACACGCCGGGCAGGATCGAGCTCGGAGAAGAAGATCAAGGCAAACGAGAAGAGCTGCATGCTCAACTGTGCCAGAACCATCAACTGCAACTTCGGTCCGGGCGACTGGTTCCTGGCTTTCAAGTATGACGATGCTCACTACCAGACCGGCGAATCGGAGAACCCAGAGGAGCGGAGGGAGGAAGAGTATCAGGCGGCCAAGCAGCTGTTCACGAAGAAGTTTCTGCCGCTGCTTCGGAAGGAGTATCGGAAACTGACCGGGAAGAACCTGAAGGCGATCTGGGTGACGGCGAATTGGAGCACAAAGCAGAAACACTTCTGCCGGGTTCACCATCATGCGGTCATGCCGGAAGACACTCTCGCACTGGCAGAGAAACTCTGGCGCAGATTCGGCGGAGCCGGCGGAACAGTCCAGGCAGAGACTCTGAACAGCGAAGGGGACTATACCAGGATCGCTGCGTACATGATCGATAACGTCCAGGGCAGACCGGCGGGAGAGAACCGGTGGAGTGCATGCCGGGGAATGGAGAAGCCGATCCTGACGGAGCCGGTCGAAGTTCCTGACGTTGAAGATGTTCAGGCGGAATACCAGAGCGTGATCAAGGAACACAACACATGGCAGGATGAGGACGGAAGGACCGTGAGTGCGTATCTGAGATGCGTAATGAAACAGCCGCCGAAGGTCCGAGGCGGGCAGATCGTTCTGCAGAAGCGTGAGAGGAGGAAGCGGGGATGAGTAAACCAAGGGAACCCTGGTGGCCGTATGTGAAGAACGTCCTGCGGTCGTATCCGGCACTGAAGCGGGAGCTGGAGGCGATCCGCACCCAGTCTGTCACGATCCGCTATAACTCAGCGGGCGGTGGATCTGGGCCGGGGAGGAGCACAGAGCAGGCTGCCCTCAGAGAGCTTCCGCCTCAGCGAATGAAGGAATATGAGGCTGTTCGCAGAGCAATCAAGAAAACCGGATACCTGCCGGATGGAAAGCACAGGAATGAGATCATCCGGCTGGTGTACTTCAAGAAGACGCACAACCTGTATGGGGCAGCCGAGCAGGCCTTTGTCTCATACCGTACTGCGCAGGAGTGGCACGGCCAGTTCCTGAGGCTGGTGGCAAAGTATCTGGAGCTGAGATGAAGTCTGCGTCCAAGAGCCATAGACCCGTGCTATGATGCTATCATCACAGGAGAAGCAGGGAGGCAGAGACAATGCTGAAAGCCTGTCACTACTGTGGGCGTATCCATGCAAAGAACTATGACTGTGGGAAGAAACCACAGAGGCATGGCAGAGACGCCAGGGAAGCAGGGCGCTACAGCTATGCATTCACACAGAAGTCCAGGGAGATCAAGGAACGCAGTGATCATCTCTGTGCGGCATGTCTTCAGGAAGGCGTCCTCACATGGGATGGATTGGAGACACACCACATCACAAAGCTCATGGATGCACCAGAGCTGCTGCTGGATGATGACAACCTGATCTGTCTGTGTCAGAGACATCATGAGATGGCAGACGCAGGGAAGCTGGATGCGGACTGGCTCAGGGGGCTGGCCAAGGCAAGAGACGAAGGGTACCCCCGGGAGGTCTGGCCAGGCGCGGGCAAGGTCCCCACGACCACGCTCCCACCCATATAAAAAAATAATTCCCAAAACCAACGAATCCCAAAACAGGGAGAAAGGCCGGAAACCAGGGAAGATAAAATATCAACATAGAAGTGCGCGTGCATGTGATCGCGCGTAAAGGGGAAAAGTCATGGCAAGGCCGTCAAAAACCGTTGATGTGATCGAAAAAGAGAAAAAATCACACAGGACAAAGGCCGAGCTCAGCACACGGAGGGAAGCAGAGCAGGCTGCGCTCACCGGGATCAAGATGCGGGAATATCCGGAGGTCAAAGAAAACGAGACCGCACACCGGGAATTCGCCAGAGTGAGAAGGATCTTGTCCTCCGTCGGGAAGAACGACGCCATCTATGAGGCGGTCATCAATGAATATGCCATGCTGAAGGCAGACATCGATCGTTACGTCACGCTGCGGAAACACATTGAGGATGCAGAGAGCATCGACGCAGGAAAAGCGGCAAAGATGATCATAGAGATCGACAGGCAGATCGACAAGTACAAGCGCCGGAGATTCGACATCGAGAAAGAGAACGGCATGACCATTGCCTCGTCTCTGAGGGCGATTCCGAAAAAGCCGGAGCAGAAAACAAATCCGCTTCTGGAGGCGCTGAGGGATGACGGCTGATATTCATTCCTCGCCGGCTGCCGAATATGCCAGATGGTGTCTGAAGAAGAACAACCGGAAGGCACCGAAGTACGTGAAGCTCCAGGCGAAAGCATGGCTCAAGATCCTGGACGGGAAGGATAAAGAGGCCTGCGTGGATGAGACGGCATACAGAAAGCTCTGCCGGCTGCTGCAGCTGATCACACATCCGGATCTCGGAAAGCCGATGTACGAATGCATGGAGGATTATGCCTGGTTCCTGATCGTGGCCACCCTCTGCACGGTTAACAAAGCGGACGGTTCCCGGTACTATGAAACGGCACTCCTCGAGATTGCCAGAAAGAACTTCAAGACATTCAACAGCGCGGTGATCTTCATCCTGCTGATGCTGACAGAGAACCGCTTTTCGCGGTTCTTTTCCGTGGCGCCGGATCTGAAGCTGTCCAAAGAGCTTCAGGTGGCGATCCGGAAGATCATCAAATCCTCTCCGGCTCTGGACGAGAGCGTGTTCAAGATCCTGCGGTCTGAGGTGCGCTGCCTGCTGACAGAGAGCGAATATACACCGCTGGCATACAGCCAGGACAAGCTGGACGGCAAACTGGCGCACGCCTTCCTCGCGGATGAAGCAGGGGCAATGGACAGCTACCCGATTGAGGCAATGCGGTCCTCCCAGATCACGCTGCAGTCCAAGCTCGGCATTATCATCTCCACACAGTATCCGAACGACGACAACGGGATGATCGATGAGATCGACATCTCGAAGAAGACGCTGGACGGGCTGCTGGATGACAGGCGGCGGTTCTCGCTCCTATATGAGCCAGATCCAGAGTTTCTGCTGGATGACAGATGGATGAGCGATGACACCGTGATCTATCAGTCAAATCCGGTGGCCGTGAAGAATGAGAACATCTTCCGCTCCATCAGGAAGCTCCGCACGGCGGCAGTCCTGTATGAGAACAAGCGGGAGAACTACCTCTGCAAGCATAACAACATCAAGTTCAAGGGTCTCGGCGTGGAGGGGTATGTGGATATCCTCGCGGTCAAGGCCTGTATGGAGAAGATCCCGAAAGCATTCTGGAAAGGGAAACAGGTCTATCTCGGACTTGACCTCTCGCAGACGGACGATAACACTGCGGTTGCCATGTCAACTGCGGTGAACGGGGAGCTGTACGCCAAGGTCGTCGGGTTCATCCCGGCGGACCGGAAGGATCTGAAGAGCCAGAAGGAAGGCGTCGATTATGACCGGCTGATCCGCCAGGGCGTGTGCATTGCCTGCGGAGATGCCGTGATCGACTACCCGACGGTGGAAAACTTCATCCTCGGGCTGGAAGAAGAATACGGGGTTGAAGTGATCCAGTGCGGATATGACCGCTGGAACGCGATGAGCACGGTGCAGAAGCTGGAAGACCACGGGATGGAGTGCGTGGAGATACGGCAGCATTCCAGCGTGCTTCACAGCCCGACAAAGCTGCTGAAGGAGAAGATCCTCAGCAGGAAGGCGCATTTTGACGAGAACAGGATGCTGGAGATCAACTTCGAGAACGCCAGGTGCACCGAGGACACCAACCGAAACAAATACGTCAACAAGAAGAAATCCGAAGGCAAGGTCGATATGGTCGTCAGCCTGATCAACTCGGTCTATCTGATCGAGCAGGACATGCTTTTCGGAAGCTATGATTTTATTGCACAGACATGAGGAGCTGAGCCGATGGGTATCATAAATCAGGCGATGGGGATCTTCAGCCGCGCGGCGGAAACCATCGGGAGAAACAGAACGGAGCAGAGAGCGGACGCGGGGACGGTACAGTTCGATGACGCGCTGCTGGAGGCACTGCTGGGGAACGCTGCCGCCAACAAGGAGACCGCGCTTCAGATCCCGACCGTGAGCGGCGGTATCGATCTGATCGCCAACATCGTAGCCGGCACACCGATCCGGCTGTATCGGGACGACAACGGAAAAGCGGTGGAGATCAAGGACGATTACCGCATCCCGCTTCTGAACGATGAGACGGGGGACACGCTCAATGCCAGTGAGTTCTGGCACGCGATGATCCGGGACTACTACACAGGCAAAGGCGGGTATGCCTATCTGAACAAGGTCCGGGGGAAGCTGCGCAGCATCCACTATGTCGATGAGAGCTATGTCAGCATTATCCGGAACACGGACCCGATCTTCAAGGACTTCAGCATCCAGGTTGACGGGAGGATCTATAAGCCGTGGGAGTTCTTCCGGATTCTGCGGAACACGAAGGACGGCGCGGAGGGCATCCCGATCACGAAGGAGAATTCCCGGCTGATCGATGTGGCGATCCAGCAGCTCAGCCTGGAAGCCGCAATGGCGAAGCGGGGCGGGAACAAGAAGGGCTTCCTGAAGGCGGAGCGGCGTCTGGATGAGGAGGCCATGACGAAGCTGAAGGAATCCTGGGCGAACCTCTACGCCA